ACGGCTGATATTTCGGCTACGATTCGTGATAAGAACGGAATAGGCAGAAGCATTATGATAGAAATAAAAGTTGGGAAAGATAAAGCATCGCAGTATCAATTAGATGAGCAAAAAAAAGAAAGACAGGCAGGCGGCATCTATGAATTTATATCTACACCGGAACAATTCTTTACGTTATTTGATTCAATAATAAATTAATTGTATATTTGTATTGTTGTGTGGTAGCAACAATTAAGAACTTTATGCCCGAAGATTAGGGATGCGACTACCACCGCTCCCTTTTCTGAGGGTTTTTTTATTTATGGCACATATTTATAAAATCACATCCCCGAGTAAAAAAATTTATGTAGGTAGTTCTACAGATATAAATGAAAGATTTAGAAGTTATAAAAGATTACATTGTAAATCTCAAGTAAGGTTATACAATTCATTTATTAAATATGGAATAGATAACCATAAATTTGAAATAATTACAGAATGTACAATTGAGGAAATGTTGAATCTTGAATCTTATTATGGTAATATTTACAATTCATTATCTAAAAACGGATTGAATTGTTTTCTACCAAAAAAAGATGATAATTTTATATGTAGGAGTGAAGAAACAAGAAAAAAAATATCAGAAAACAATAAAGGTAAAAAACTATCTGATGTAACTAAACAAAAATTGAGATTAGCTAATATTGGTAAGCCTAGCCCAAATAAAGGTAAAAGTGTACATAGTATTGAATCTAAAATAAAAATGAGTAAATCTCATACGGGCAAAAAATTTAATGAACTTCATAAAAAAAACATATCGGAATCGCTAAAGGGTAAGCTTCCTAAAAACTTTCACACTCTTGCATCAATGAAATCTAAAATTATACTTGATACAAGTAATGGTATATTTCATAATTCTATTACAGATGCTGCAATATTTTATAAGGTTAGCGCATCTTACATATCATTAATATTGAGCTGTAGTAGGAAAAACAAATTAAATCTAATTTCAGTATAAAACTTTAACCACCACCACCCATGCACCAATACACCGACTACCAATCACTCGGCATCAAAGTCATCCCCATACAATGGGATGCCGCAACAAAACAACCCGTATCACACCGCAACTGGAGTAATCCGGATGACCTGCACCTGCGACCTACAGATAATGGGTTAATGATACTTACAGGCAATAACTACGGCTGCTTAGATTTCGACCTAAAGAATACTAAGGATAAAGAGCTATTCAGTAAGTGGATGGCAATTATAACCAACGAGGCACCGGAAATCTTTAGCAAGGTATTCATCGAGCAAACCCGCAACGCAGGGTATCACGTATGGTTGAACTACGCAGCACTACCCAACAAAACACCCCTCGCTGAATCCCCCGAGGGTAACGAGGTAATCGCCCTGTATTCAAATGGCCCGGTAGTTTACACATTTCCAACCCCTGGCTATACAGAATTTCACCAAAGTATGGAGGATGTGCAGGAGTTAACCGAATCGGAGTATAACTACCTAATAGAAGTTTCACAATACTTTAACGAATATAAACCCAAGTACGATCCGAGTAAGAAAGCAATCAGCTACCCGGCGGGGTATGAATCGCAGTTGGCAGAATTTGACAAGTCCATTACGGATGAAGCGTTCGACACTATTCTGCAATCAATAGGGCTGCTGCCTATACAGGGCTACCGCTACGGCAAGAATGATAAGTTCCAGGCCTACAGGCGCAAGGGTAGTGATTCGGCCGGCATCTCCGCTAAAGTGTACTATAATGCACGAAGGGTTATGATATTCAGCGCATCCATGAGCAACTTTCCCCATTGGCATAACAAGGAGCAGTATCCTGTCTGGTGCCTGCCGCCTTCGTTTATTCTGTTCTACCACCTCGGCAGGGATTGGGATGCCGTACTTAAAGCCCTCGAAATCGAACCCGTAGAACAGGGTTACCCTTATAGTATTTTTCCACAAGTTATAAACAATTCTATTCACGAAGTTGCAGCAGAAATGAGCCTATGCCCGGAGTTTCTCGCTACGGCCGGAATATGGACTATCGCATCACTTGCAGGGAACTGCTATACATCCGACTTTCACAATGTAAAAAACATCGTATTTGCTATTATGATAGCCCCCGTATCGGTGGGTAAAACTCCGGCATTTAAAGCTATGTGTGAGGAACCATTAGCCGACTTACTAAAATCGGAAGATGCAGCCTTCAAATTAGCGATGGATAACTGGCTGATTGAGAAAGCAGCAGCCAACGTAAATAAGGAATCATTCAGCAAGCCTAAACCCAAACGATTCCATCCATTTGCAGTTGATGGCACCACCGAGGGCTACATAGCCCTAATGCAAGACCAGGAGGCAGGGATGGGAGTATATCACGATGAAGCGGAAACTATCCTAAACGCAGGGGCGCACAAAGCGAATAACGATGCTATTTCATTCTTTACTCAAGCATTCACCGGGGGCAGGTACACCCAAATTAGAGCGGATCGAGAGAAAGAAAGGGTTGTTAAATCACTTAACATATCCCTTTTGATGGGTACGCAGCCATCCCGTTTAGCACACATATTCGGGGCCGATAAGATTCAATCCGGATTCGCTTCACGTTTCCTAATGGTTAAATCCGATTACATCAAACTGAATGAAGATGCCGACCCGTTTAGCGGTGGCCGGCAAATGTGTAAGGAGTGGAAGGAACTCGTTACTCACCTGTACCGTATTAACAAAGAATTTGCAGCAGGGGATTGTGCGCCTATAAGGATTGAGATTACACCGGAGGCGAAAACACTATACACGAAGTTTTACAGGCAGAATTTAGCCGATGCCAATAGCCGGATGGCCGGAAAGGCGGAACAATACATTATGGGTGCCGAGGCTAAAATGAGCGCATACTTCCCACGAATGTGCCATGTGGTAAGTATATGCCAAAATGTTCTAAAACCTGTGGTAACGGTTGAAATAGTCAACAAAGCATATAATTTGTATAGGTACTATGCCGAGAGTACAATATCCATAATTAGTGAGTTATGCGCGGAAACGGAATCCGGCCTTCCTGCAGACCTGCGCCTGTTAGTTGATAACCTACCGCCAAAGTTCACAACAAAGGAGGTAGATTTGCTCTGCCTAAGATTCAATATTAAGCCTAAGAGGTTTTTTAATGCGATTCGTAGGGCTGACTTTGCAAGGGTGGTAAAGAGGGTGGCGCATGGGCAGTATGAGAAAATGTGAGTTGGTTACAATACATAACCAACTGAAATAATATTTCATGTGGTGTTTTGGTTTCCCCTGGTGTTTCTACATCGGGGGTTTTTTATACCCATTAACGCCCAAATTGGGGGTAATAGCCAACATTTGTGAGCGATAAACTATACCATTTCGTTGGCACCATATTCTCAATATTCTCACCAAGTGAGAATTTATAACTTATTGATAATCATAGGCTAACTACCAATATTCTCACTTGCTCGAGAATTTAAAGAAAATAATAATTCTATATATTTATATATCTAATACCATACTATACAAGAGGTGTGTGAGAATTTGAGAATATTGAAGAATTCACTCATTATCAATGTGTTACGTGAGAATTTGACATGGAATATCTGAGAATTTGGTGGTTTGAGTGAGAAGTGAGTACCTTTGTAAACAACAAGTTTCTACAGAGTGCCAAAGAAAGGACATACTAACAATCCCAATGGGAGGCCGAAAGGAACACCGAACAAGGTTACTAAATCAGTGAGGGAGCATTTCGCCACCGCATTTGACCTGCTACAGGATGATGACACGGTTAACCTTACCGCATGGGGTAAAGCTAACCCCACCGAATTTTACCGCCTGGCATCCAAACTGATTCCGCTACAGGTTGCCAACGATCCGGATAACCCAATGCCGACTACCATCATTCAGATTATCCCCGACACCAAATCACACCCCATTGTATAAATTGTGTATCTATTGTGGAAAACAAAAGTGTAGGCTACAGATGAACCACTCCAAAGATATTTGCTATCTTTGTGAAACACGCTCGGACACCATGCACATACATTACAACTTTGCAACACGTAGCAGACCGGAAAAGATGGCTGCTGCATTTGCTACCATCCAGGCATATTCACATTCTAAGAAGTACACGGTTGGGTTAACGGTTGATGATGATGATACCGTTACGCTAAACTCAAATGAGTTATCCGACCTGCTAAAGTTCCCCAATGTATTTATCACAATGGGTAAATCAAAAAGCAAGGTACACGCCATCAACCGGGGTATGGAAGGATGGCAGGGTGATATAGTTGTGAATATGTCCGATGACATGCGTTTCCTAAAGCAGGGCTATGACATTGATATTATCAATGCATTTGAGGGTAACTTAGACCTATTCATTCACTTTCCCGATGGGCGGGTTAATCACCTGCTGCCAACGATGTCAATCATGGGTAGAACGTATTACGAGCGGTTCGGGTACATCTACCATCCTCAATACGAATCCCTGTGGTGCGATAACGAGGCGATGGATGTGGCGAAGGCTACAAGATGCTACAAGTATGTAGATAAGCGGATATTCGACCATTACCACCCTGCATGGACTGGTGAGCCTGTTGATGCGTTGCTGAATCACACTCAATCGTTTTATAGAGCGGATGAGATAACCTATATCCGGAGGAGTAAAGCCGGATTCCCTAAACAGAATGTATGACCCTATCCATCCTAATCTGCACCCTACCCCAACGCATAGGCTACCTATCGCAGTTGCTGCAGGTACTGACACCGCAACGCACACCAGAGGTAGAAGTTCTAACCGAATCGGATAATGGTGCAATGACTACAGGGCGTAAACGTAACCTACTGCTACAACGCAGCACCGGAAAGTACGTGGTATTTATTGATGATGATGATATGGTAGCACCTACGTACATTAAAGACATCCTAACGGCAGCCGAATCTAATCCCGATGCTATCGTATTTAACGGTACAATGACCACAGATGGCAGGGATGAGCGTAAGTGGTATATCAGTAAGGATTACGGCTACGAGGCGAAGGGTGGGGCTTATTACCGCTATCCTAATCATATCGTACCCATTAGAAGGGAGATTGCGCTGGCGTTTCCTTTCATGGATATTCGTATCGGTGAAGATTATGCGTGGGCAACGGCTATACACAATGCCGGGCTGATTAAGACAGAGGTGAAGATAGAGAAGGAATTATATCACTATCAATTTAGAACTAATAAATAACATGCAATTACCTGCAACACAATGGTTATCTGATAAGCTAAGCGAAATTCAAAAGCAATGTGGTGAGTTGGGATGGAAGGCATACAACGAAAAGAAACAGGAGATAGTTAATCAGGCAAATCAAATGTTTGCAGAGCAAATAGCAAAGGCACACGGCAGAAAGATAATTAGGGCATCAAAACCTAACTTTAAGGAAATGACAGGGGAGGAGTATTACAAATTAAATTATAACAAATAACATGGCACAACAGACTGCAGTGGAGTGGTTAATAAAAGAATTAGGAATTGTAGATGATTCTTTATTGTTTCCGAAAGTTGAACAAGCCAAAGAAATGGAAAAGGAGCAAAACAAAGATGCTTGGGTAGATGGAAATGGTACGCAAAGATGTATAACAAGCAAAGAGGAAGATGAATGCTTTGATGATTACTACGAAATAACCTACGGCAAATGAGATACTCCCAAAACAACGAGCAGGACATCATATTAAGTTACTTCCAATCCCGCAAAGGATTCTTTCTTGACATTGGTGCAAATGATGGCGTTACCCTAAGCAATACCTACGCATTGCAGCTACAAGGTTGGAGTGGGGTACTTGTAGAACCGAGCGAGGAAGCGTTTAACCGAATCTTAGCCAATCCTATGGTACACAAGTTCAATGTAGCAATCGGAGAAACGGATGGGCATTGTACGTTTCATGAGATGGGCAATCATTTGGGCAGGGGGGATGTATCGCTACTTAGTACAATCAAACGCAACGAAACTAAACGATGGCCGGGTACGGAGTTTAAAGAGCGAATGACCGAGGTATGGACTTACAACACCCTGGTAAAGAACTCCCCATTTAAATACTTTGATTTCATCTCTATTGATGCCGAGGGCGTGGATTATGAGATACTCGAACAAATTAACCTTAAGCATACGCAGATGGTATGCATTGAGCATAATGGTAACGTAGATTTATTTCACCTGATTAAGGACTACTGCAACAAGGCAGGGTTAACGAAATGCTTATTAACTAACTTAGAAAATGTAATATGGGCCAGATAACATCGGGTAAAGTAATCGTATCCCTATCATCAACAGGCAGGGAAAACTACAACGAGGCGCAACTCGGACTAATACGCAGTATAGACCGCAAGGCACCCGACTACGATACGCACCTTCGTAGTGTTGATGGGTATGTGGATGAGTACCTTGAACGCAAGATTCACCTGGGAGATTGGCCTAATACCGAGAAATGGGGTAAGTCTTGGAATCACCAAAATATGCCTTATCAATTCAAGCCGTTTATGGTAGCTGAAGCATTGGAGATGGGATACAGGAAAATCATTTGGTGCGATTCAACAATCAGGGTACACCAGAATCCCGATCCGTTGTGGGCGTTGGCAGCCGAACATGGGATTGTAGCATGGAACAACGAAGGGCATCCGTTACACAAGTACATACCCGACCATCAAATCAAGTTCTTAGGGCTAAATAGCTATAGGGATGTGATTACCATGTATCAGATTATGGCGTGTTGCATTGTGTTTGACTTCGACCATCCTAAGACTATGCCTATCTTTGAGAAATGGATTGAGGGTGCAAAGAAAAATTGCTTTCATCACAACGAATCTATTAACCCGCAATTTATCAGCAGCCGACATGACCAGGCACTACTATCCGGATTGATGAATCTTGCAGGTATTCCGGTGCAGCCGTACGGAGGTTTGGCATACAGGCACTATCTACCTGTTGAACCTTATTTTATTAACTGGGGTGTAAAGGATTAGTTATGAATGACAGAGAAAAAGTAATACACAAGCGACAAAGAAAGCAGTTATGGTTGGAGGTGTATTTGGAGTGCATGAAGAAACCTAACGCAGGATGGGAATCCGCATGGTACGAGGCAAATAATGCAATAGCAGCATTCGATGCAACATTTAGTGAACCTAAACAACCCAACGAGTAATGGACTTCACCAAAGAGCAATTCATTAACTTTTGGGGCAGCAATGGATATTACGAAGCGTTTACCTATGGAATAGGCATAGACAAGGTAATTGAACGTACTATTGTACCATTCAGTAATAAAACCTGTTTAGAAATAGGATGCGGTGGCGGTGTATTCACAAAAGTACTATCGCAGCAATTTGATGAAGTTATCGGAATAGATGTAATTCCCGAACACGATGGAGTAAGATACCACAATGTCAAGTATAAGGAATTAGATAACCAAGATTACAAATGCACAGGCATACCGGACAACTCAATCGACTTCGTATTTAGCTACGGGGTGTTCTGCCATTTCTCAAATGATGCCATCAAAGAGTATCTGCAATCTATTTACAGAGTGATGAAGAAGGGCGGCGATTGTGTGATAATGATTAGTAACTTTGATAAACTAAAAGCAGAGTTCCCCGACTTCGATGACTGGACTAAATACAAGTTAGGAGATAGAATGTTAATCGGACACTTCTACCAAGATGACAGAACGGTGGATATTATGAAACATAAATTCAAAATAGTTAGCCGTAACCTAACACCCGACCACAGGGATATAGTGGTACATCTAAAGAAATAATATGGGCTACACTCACGAAACAACACGCATAATAGACCCCTACCTGCCTATCGTTCAATCGGTGGTAGATTTAGGAGCGCAAAACGATTACAGGGTGCCATTACCTGCCCCATACACTAAAGATTCTTACTATGCAGGCAAAGATTACGAAGCCATTGATATATCGGGTGAGAACGGAAGCACCCCGTTGGACTTGTCCGTACTTCACAAGTTCAGCAAGCAGTTTGATTTACTGGTGGATGCCGGCACAAGCGAACACGTTGGCACCGATGGCAGGCACAACATCAAAGCCATATACAATTGTTGGAAAAATAAACACAACCTCGTTAAACTCGGAGGTTATATCATCTCCGAAAACCCCAAAACAGGCAACTGGCCAGGTCATGGATTCAACTACTACACCGAAGAGTTCTATCGTAATCTGGCTGCAATCTGCGGCTATAACCTTATCAATGTTGGTAGCGTTGCTGCTATGGGCAATACTACTGATGGGTGGAATGTTTACGC